AGGACATACTGGATATGCTCATAACCCAGCTTCATAAACCGGCTCTTCACGACTTCTGTCGGTCTGTCTTCACCGGCACAGCGGATCGTCTTTGCTTTGCTGCATACGGTATCGACCATAAGCTCCACGATCTCCTCAATGCGTCCGTGGTCATACGGATAACTGATCTTCAGGTCTTCAATGGAAAGATGATCTCTGAAATATTCCTCATACGATTCCCGCTCATCCATCTCATCCCTTCCCATCCCATCAATCGAAACGCTGATCTTTGCCGATACCGGCTGTGCTTCCGGCGATGGATAGATAGGATTGGTCTTGTTCAAATCAGTATTATTAAGATCAGTATTATTTCCGTGTGATTTCCACACGTCCAGAGATGTGGTTTTCACATCCCCAGAAGTGTGATTTTCACATTTCTTGAAATGTGATTCCGAATCATTCTGTGGATTACCTGTGGAAAACTTCAGCACGTAGATCAGGGAAGGCTTTCCCAGCCCCTGACGCTTCCGCTTGATCAGCCCGATTTTGTTCTCCAGCTCCGAGAGCATCTTGCAGGCTTTCTGATTTCCGCAGTGAAGATCGGTCATGATGTCTTCGACCGTGTAGATGATATAGACGCGGTTGAGAGCGTCAAACCACTGGTTCCGTATGGACAGCTGGAGCCGGTCGAGCATCAGCCCGTACAGCAGCTTCGCCTCTGTACTGATCTCCTGGAACTCATCCCCGGTGATCAGCTTCTTCGGAATACGGTAGAACGAATACTGTTCTGCATCATCCGGACCGTAAAAATAATCGAAACTCATATCGTCCCTCCGTATGTATCGGCAATAAAAAAAGACGTTTACCTGAGTCCCCGGAGGGAAACAAATAAACGTCTTATTGCCTGTACTCGTTATTCAGTTATATCGGCGCTCCTTTCACGCCGTGGGGTATTATGCCGCCATCCGGTGCCTCACAGCCCTTATCTCAGGGCATAAAAAAAGAGGCGTATGCCCCGGAAAGCCTTTATTTATGCGGTTTCTGGTGGTTAGTCCAAATACTTCACGAGCATTCGCCATGACGTAATCGCAGCAGCCAGCGATGTTGTGTGCATCATGATAAAAGGTGTTAGCCTCGTCACCGGACTTAATCACGCCGGTCAACCCGTGCACCGCCATGTTCATCAGGCAGAGCTGTGCGTTATATTCGACCTTCTCCTGTCCATAGAACGTCATCGCCTTGTTCGCGGACATGCCCTTGCTGTTTACGAAATCGCCGCTCTGTACAAACATGCCGCCGCTGCCGCAGGCAATGTCCGCCAGCGTCCCGGAGGTGGGCTCCAGAATATTTACGATCATCTTTACCAGCGATTTAGGCGTGAAGAACACGCCGTCATCGGACGCGACCACAGGTGCGAATTTACTCAGGAAGTATTCATAGATGCGACCGATCACATCGCCGCCGACGTCATCCAGCGCATTGTTGTTGAAGATGCGAAGGAGCTCCGCCAGCAGGTCATCGGAGAAGATGGTGTACTCCTTGGGCAGGACGCCGGTCAACTGCTCGGACTGTGCTTCCACCAGCTCCATCGCGTGGTTGACCGCTTCACCGAGGCTGTTGATCTGGACTTCGTCTCCGTCCTTCTCATAGGTAATATGAGCAGCCGGAATGTCCTCCGGCAGATTCACCAGATAGGAATACTGCGCCTGCTCCGGCAGGAAGAGTGCGCTCTTCTCCGCGAAGTCCTGCGCCTCCACCGGCATCACCCGACCATTTCTGACCGGACGGTCTTTCAAAATTTCTGCTTCCACCTTCTTAAAGCGGCTGTACGCATAGCGCAGGAACAGAAGTCCCAGCACCGGCATACAGTACTGCTGGCTTGTCAGCTTCGACCCGGCACGCAGCAGATCGGCGGATTCCCACAGATCGGATTCCAGCTTCTTGATGCTCTTATTATCCATGTTCTCTCTCCTTATGTTCTCTATTGCCGTGGACAGTCCATGCCCATCATACTGATATTCTACCAGCACATTTGTCCATAAAAACGGACTTAATCCTCAGCGAACAGTTCTCTTATGTTGTAATAGACTTTTTTGGCATCCTTACGAACACCATAGTCAGGGCAGTCGAGAAGCGCCATGTGGAGGATGTAATTATCATCTTCGTCATAGTCCACATACTGGTTTTTCTCGTTATGCTCCGAGATATAAATCGCGCTTTCCCGCGAGAAGCCATTTCTCTGAAGGAAAATCGGAATAGGTAACGTCGTGCCGTATTCGATGAACTCGTACCAGTCCGGCGACGGAGCCTCCCCGTTATGAAGCGACTTATACACGCTGGAAAAGCGAAGGAAGTATGTCGATAGCCGGAAGAGCAGGATATCGTCGATGTCCTGAAGAACACTCGCAATCACCTGATTTTTCTGCCCATCTGAACCTGTGTACTCCTGCTTGCGTCCATATATCCACACCTCGCCAGTCTCTTTGCAATGATCCAGACTGTCGTTGATAATGTGCTTTATTCCTCTGCCGGATGTCCACATCAGGACGAGCTTGGCATACCACCTCAGCTTTGAATGATGCCTATCTTTATCCCTGTATCCAAGGGTGAACTTCTCATAGTGATCCCACATAAACACTTCACAGAGCTTCTCAAGGAAAGCGAGCATCTGCCCGTGCGTAGAGCTACGCGGAGGAACAGGTATCTGTCCTCGAATAATAGCATCCCGCAGCCGCTCATTCTGATCCACCGAAGAGTTTATATCGTCGTCGATTAGATCAGACCGGTCTGCAAATTTCTCCTTGATCCGCTCAATGGTATCCTCGTCGAGGTAGTCCCTAAACTCATGTATAATCCGGCTTTTCTTCCCTTTTACGATATCGTGAATGAGCATGTTCACGACTCTTCTCAGGAAAGCATTCTGTGCGTTTTTCTCCGTATCCTTTTCATCAATATCCTCGAAGGCGGGAATCTTTCCATCCTTCAACTTTTCAACAATATCCTTCATCTGCTCCGGCATAATCGGAGCAGCGAACGGGAGTTGAATAGACGGGATAGCCGCCTTGACCAGTGCCTCATACTCCACAAACTTCGTATGGCGTTTCAGGCAGAGGAGAAACACATTCCCGTACAGGTTGAACTCAATACGTCCGACGCGACCGACAAGATTCCTGAAATCGACAGCATTCAATTCATGGCCGCCGCTCTTCTTGCTGGTGATAAACAGGTTGTCGGCAGGCAGATTCACACCTTCCAACAACGTGCGGGTGCAGAATATCGTTTTTATCTTATTTTCCCTGTAAAGCTCCTCGATCCGCATTCTGATGGTGGTAGGGAGATAGCCCATGTGATAGGCAACACCCTTTTTCACCAAGCCAGCCAAATAGTAATCATCATGGACAGTCTCTTTGATCAGATCGGATAGCTCGTCAAGCTCTGGGATGCCCAGTTCATCAAGTTTATCTGCATATAGACGAGCGCTCTTAATTCCCGAATCACGGCCAGAACAATAGACGATGTTCCGCATTCCTGATCCGATATCGAACAGGAAATCCAGCCATTCAGTATCTTCTGAAAGGTTCGATACTCGCTCTATTTCATCCCTTCTATCATTTACAATGTAAATGCCGTGCTCACGGAAATCGACTATAAACTTCTCCTGACTGACCGGCGCATACTGTGTTGCTATGCTGAAATCATGCTCGTGTTCCCATTCCGGTATTACTCTGAAAAACACGTCCGGATTGGCGATGCTCGGCGAGGCGAAAAAGACATGAGCCTTTTTCGCTTTATCCTGAACGGCCATCTGGACGACCTTGTAGTAAAAAGCGCATCGGCCATCCCGCTCGGATATCTTGTGCGCCTCATCGACAAACATATAGTCGATTGGCACTGCCTCCGGATCACTCATCACATAAAGCATCCGTTCAGGCGTAACGACAAAGATGAAGCTGTGCGTCTTATCCTTCAGCGCAAGGGCACCTGCGGAGTTTACAATACGGTAATCCCGCTCCTGTAGCAGGTCTCCCAGCTCATTAGTCAGTTTCTCTGTCACTTCGTTAATCAGTGCTTTGGTGGGAACCAGAATGGCAAAGTTACGCTTTTCGCCGTTCTGGATTTTTTCTTTTATCAGCAGACGCATTAGGTATGACTTGCCCAAGGATGTCGGAGCAGAATAACTGATGTACTGATCATCAAAGTGGTCATAGATTCCTTTTTGCACATGGAAGAAAAACTTATCAGGCTCTGCCGGAATCTGGTAGGCTTCCTTGTTGTATTCAAAAAACATCTGCTCCATCGGATCATACCGAGGAACCTTATAATCGCTATCTCTCTCAAACCGCAGATCCAAGCCCTGATAGTTGCCGGTCGAAGAGAGGACGGAATCCTTATATATCTTTATCAGCTTGCTTTCGCCGTGCAACTCCTCTGCTAACGCTATTATTTCCTGTGCCCATGTATGGTGCGATTCGGCTTTTTCCGGATCATCGGATTTGGAAAGCAGATCGGCAAACCGAAGGACATCCATCAGTTTGACAGGCCGTTCTTCAATCCCGGTCAGCTTAAAGAGCTTGATGGCATAGTTGTAGAGGAGACCGGAATACAGCTTGTTCAGATAAGGATTATCATCTATTTCTGAGAAGATCCGTTGCCCGATGGTGCGGCCTCTGATGTTTGTATCCATCTCTCATTCTCCTCCCACCAGTAGCTCTTGCAGGATAGCCTTTTTGTCCGCCTCTGCCTCATCAAGCGGCAGAACGTAAATATAAAACGAATACGAGTCCATTCCAAGAACGGCGATTTTCTGCTTTATATCATCGACCAGTGAACGGATATCCATTTCTATCTTCTGGGCAACCACACCCGGATACTCCCTGTTGGTGTACTTGCTTTTATCCAGATCGATAGAGTAGCCCAGAAATATACCAAATGCAGGCTCCGGTCGGGCTACCTGTTCCTCGCTTGGTTCCAGAATGCTGATGAAGTAATCCTCGGTTTCTTTGTCCTCGAAGCGCTGTTTCAAAAATGATGTTGAAACAAGACGAGCCTCATCATCTTCCGCATCCTTGATCTCCGTCAGAGCGGCAAAAGCCTTGTCCAATGCATCACCCAAGTCACCCACAATATTTGAGGTGCCGAAGACCATCTGGAAATATGAATCGTCATCCGGCATGGGAAGCAGATGGACACTGTCGCTATGAACCTGATCAAAAGCGCTGAGCTCAATTTTACTGAACAGCTTCGGTGCTCCAAGCACATCCTCCAGAAATGCGTATAGGAGAATCACGCTTAGCTCGTTGCCGGTTCCTTGCTGATCAACTTTTCCGTTCTTTAGCATCCTCTGCATGGCACGCCAACCGATGCTGTGAACGTGGCCTTCATCCTCCAGTTTCTTTATCTCTGCCCGGTCAAACACATAATAACCAACGCAGTCCACGAGAAAGTCTTTCAGGGAAGCATACGAGAATTTAGTGTTTGTAATATCCAAACAGAACATCCGGAGCTGATTCGGATTCCTAAGCCCTAATTCTTCCGAGTGGTGCACTTCATGAAAAATCTTCGCAGTTGCACCTTCTGGTAAAGTCCGCTTAAGAAAAACCTCTCGCATTACTTCTCCTCCATCAAATCATTGTTCCTCTTCGTCTTTCTTTCCTATGTTGCGGTCATCAGCGCCACCGGAGCGAATCCAGTCATCTACCTCTGACAGCTTAAACTTCCAAAGGCGACCAACTTTATATGCAGGCATATTGCGTTTGGAAATCCACTGCAGAATCGTCTCTCTGCCAACTCCAAGATACTCTTGTACCTCTTTTAATGTTGACCATTTTTCTACTACTATTTCTTTCACGTTCTATACCTCCGTCTTTTTGGGAACATAAACAAAATCCGCTATCAGTATAAAATCAAACGTACTACTGTCTGGGAAACAATCATCACCCTGATCATCGATCATAATCCAATGACATACTGTTTTCCCTTCGTGGCGACGGGCATCCATGCTTGTCGTCACTTTTATATATTCACCCGGCATCGTGTCCGGTATATCAACATAATTCGACGCAGCCCTTGGCCTCACCTCTGCGTGGTTCACAAAGAATAGCTTTCGGCCTTTCCATTCACGCTTTCCTCTGTTCTGGATGATCCACTCATGGATCACATCCTTGTCGTGGGATGCAATCTGGTGAACCGAGATCTGGTCGGGAGAAACAATTGCCACATCGTAAGGGTATTTTGTGCAGGTCTGTACTTCTTCTGTCCTACTATCATCATCCAGTAGCAGTTGATATTTCATCAAGACAATATCTTCTGCGTCCTGAGTGGCACTTTGCACAAAGGCTTCAAACTGAAAAGCCAGCGCTTTACAGAAAAGCCCAGTGTCCTCAGCAATATCATCCGGGATGCCAAAGTCTCTCATCAACTCCCTGATCCTGTCGTCCGGGACTGCCTTTTTGAAAAATGCCGTCAACCCGTCGATGTCGACATGCCGAAAGGTCGATTTCAGATCTGGTGTGAATTCAAAGCTGCCATTGTAAATCTTTCGCTGGGTCTCGACATTTTCAGATCTGTTTTGTCCATGCAGTAGAGTGAAGTGATTACTCCCTCCAGCCATGAACAGCATGGTGATGAAGATGCCGGTGTTCTTGCGGCTCGGATAATACAGGTATTTATCCGTCTTGTCATAAATCCGTTTGAAATAGTCTTTTAGCTTCAGATCCGGCACCTCCCAAAAAGAATCCCAGTTTTCCTCCCAAGTCTCCCAGATTTGACGGGTTTTGGGGCCTTGACAGGTATCCCAACTTCATCCGGTAGGATATACGCAGAAGACGAGAGAGCGCGTTATCTGGGCAAAGACCGACTATACCATTTAATTATATCACTCAGATATGTGTTGTTCAATCCCTCGCTGGTGTTAATACCTATAAAAAGTTATTAACCCACTCTCAAATCTTCGACCTTGGCCCTGAGCATGGCCCAAAACTGCTCCGGCTCACCAATGTGATCGGTCCGAGTGCACAGAAAGGATCTGTTCGCCACGGCGGTGACGCTGACAACTGAATACAAGCCAGCACGCGAACAGCTGGACGCAACTTGAAGCGGAGACTTAGTTCTCCCGCTACGGGTGGGATTTTTGCGTCCATTTTACCGCTGGCACCCATACGGGCTCTCCGCTTCTCCACAACCTCAGCGGCTGTGGGGCCAGAGGAGGGCCCGTATTATGCAAAACAATGTAAATCAGAGTAAACAGTTCTACTATCCCGTCCGTGACGCCAACGACCCGTACAAGGTCAGTCTTGAACCGATCCCGGAGCACGTCTACCACCAGATCATGCCAGACATCTGGAAGATCAGAAAGCGCATGCAGCGGTCCGGCCAGTGTACCTGTCCGCAGTCGCGGCTTTGGACCTGCGACGCCGACTGCCTGATCTGCCCCTACAGCGCAGCAGGCCGGGAGGTCAGTCTCAGTACGCCGCTGGATGACGCCGAGGACCTCACCCTTGAGGACACCATCGCCAACGACGATCCTACGCCGGAGTCCATTGCTATGGACCGTGCCTTGCTGGATGCCCTTCATGCCGAGCTCGAAGCCCTCGACCCGGAAGGCCAGCGCATCTGTGAACTGCTGGGCAAACACAGCGAGCGTGAGGCCGCCGATCTGATGGGACTTTCCCGGTCTGCCTTCAAACGCCGCTGGGCCAAGGTAAAGTCCGGCCTTGCGGACAAGCTCCACGACTTCTACAAATAACCACCATCTGCCCTCCGGCCACCACGGTTGGAGGGTTTTCAAATTTCTTCAGAAAAAAGCGGACCACCCCGGCAGGTTTTGTCCAGTGGCTACTGAGGACAGCGAAACACACCTACCCGTCCTTAGAAAGGAGGAACCGCCGATGTATGAGTCCAGAGCTGACAACAGGCAGGCGACCGATGAGGAATTGATCGCCCTGCTCATGGCAATCAGCGTCACGTCAAAGCGTCTGGCAAGGAAGCTGGTACGGCTTTCCCAGACAGGTCAATCAACGGAAGGAGGAAGAATCGACAATGAGCAAACTGAGCGAAATGGATGCCACCATCAAAGAGCTGCGGGACATCGCTGCTTCTATTAACAACATCGCCAACTGGCTGACCGGTGCCTTCAGCGCCGACACTGAGCCGGAGGCCGATGCAGCACCCGCGCCCACCAGTAAGGAGCCTGAGCCGGTTCTCGCCTTCGAAGACGTCCGTGCCATTCTGGCCGACAAGTCCCGCGAGGGCTTCACCGCCCAGATCCGGGACCTGCTGCAGAAGTACGGAGCCAAGAAGCTCTCCGAGGTGGACCCGGCGCACTACAAGGCGCTGATCGCAGATGTGGAGGGCCTGAGCAATGGGTAATCACGCACTCCTCTCCGCATCCTCAAGTCACCGGTGGCTGAACTGCCCACCCTCCGCACGACTCTGCGAGGGCTACGACGACAAAGGCAGCAACTTCGCCGCCGAAGGCAGTGACGCCCACAGCCTCTGTGAGTACAAGCTCCGGAAGGCGCTGGGCATGGAGGCCAAGGACCCGACCGAGGACCTCACTTGGTATGACGCCGAGATGGAGGAGTCTGCTTCCGGGTATGCCGCCTTCGTGATGGAGCTTGTTGCTGAGGCCAAGAAGACCTGCAGCGATCCCGTGGTCCTGATCGAGCAGCGCCTTGACTACTCCAAGTATGTTCAGTCCGGCTTTGGCACCGGTGACTGCGTCCTGATCGCTGACGGCACTCTCCACATCGTGGATTTCAAATACGGTCGCGGTGTGCTGGTGGAGGCCGAGGACAACCCGCAGATGAAGCTCTACGCACTCGGCGCTTTGGAGATCTTCGACTGCCTCTACGACATCGACACCGTCAGCATGACGATCTATCAGCCGCGTCGTGCCAACGTCAGCACCTTCACACTCACCCGGCAGGAGCTGCTGGATTGGGCAGAGACGGTGCTGGCCCCTACCGCAGAGCTCGCCTACGCCGGTGACGGTGAATACCACTGTGGCGAATGGTGCCAGTTCTGCAAGGCCAAGGCCGACTGCCGGGAACGCGCCAGAGCCAACATGGAGCTTGCCAGATATGAATTTCGGCAGCCGCCGCTCCTAACCGACGAAGAGGTCGAGGAGATTCTGGGCAAGCTGGACAGCCTGATGGATTGGGCTTCCGACATCAAGGACTACGCGCTGCAGGCTGCCATCAGCGGCAAGCACTGGTCCGGCTACAAGCTGGTCGAGGGCCGCGCCAACCGCAGGTACACCGATGAGAACGCCGTGGTCGCCGCCGTGAAGGCAGCCGGGTATGACCCGTATGACGAGCCCAAGCTCCTCGGAGTCACGGCCATGACCACCCTTCTCGGAAGGAAACAGTTCAACGACATCCTTGGCGGCCTGATCACCAAGCCGCAGGGCAAACCGACGCTCGTGCCGGAGAGCGATAAACGTCCGGCGATGACAACCATTCTTGACGATTTTAAGGAGGAAAACTGATATGTCAAACAATGCTAAGCTCGCAAACCCCATGAAAGTTATCACCGGCAAGGACACCCGCTGGTCCTACGCCAACGTCTGGGAGGCTAAGTCCATCAACGGCGGCACCCCTAAGTTCTCTGTCAGCCTGATCGTGCCCAAGTCCGACAAGGTCACGGTCGAGAAGATCAAGGCCGCGATTCAGGCCGCCTACGAGGAGGGTCAGGCCAAGCTCAAGGGCAACGGTCGCTCTGTCCCGCCTCTGACCGCGATCAAGACGCCGCTCCGCGATGGCGACACCGAGCGTCCGGATGATCCGGCTTACGCCAACGCCTACTTCATCAATGCCAACTCCGCCACCGCGCCGGGTATCGTGGATGCCGACTGCAACCCGATCCTGTCCCGCTCCGAGGTCTACTCCGGTGTCTATGGCCGCGCCAGCATCAGCTTCTACGCCTTCAACTCGAACGGCAACAAGGGCATCGCCTGCGGCCTGAACAACCTGCAGAAAATCCGTGACGGCGAGCCTCTCGGCGGCAAGGCCAGCGCTGCTTCCGACTTCGCCACCGACGACGCGGACGACTTCTTGGACTAAGGAGGTACGCGCCATGAACGCTACAACGATTCTTTGCATCCTGCTTCTGTCCCTTTATCTGGTGTTGGCTGTTTTCTGGATAGTCAGGTCCATCATCGACACCATCGATGACCGCAAGCGTGAAAAGCGTAACGCTGCTCTTGAGGCCGAACGTGAAGAGCGTAACGCCAAGTGGGAGGCCGAGCGTCAGCAGCTTGAGCGTGAACGCGCCATTCGTGATGCCGAATATCACGAAGCCCGAATGAAGGAGCTCGGCAGGCAGTAATCACAAGCCAGCGGGTGGTGGGAGCAATCCTGCCACCCTGTTGGCCTTGGGAAAGGACCAGCGATATATGAAAACACTATCAATCGACATAGAGACCTTCAGCAGCGTCGACCTGTCCAAGTGCGGTGTCTACAAGTACACCGAGGCTCCGGACTTCGACATTTTGCTGTTTGGCTACTCCGTGGACGGCGGTCCGGTGCAGGTGGT